GATACCACCGATTGCTTCTTTGCAATCAAGGGTAAATCCTGATGTTAATAAACAAGGCATCCTATCTCAGATTAAAGAGTGAAATAAACAACTTCAGATGGGAATGCAACTTGCACTCCATACTTGAAAGTCAAACGGAAACGAACTTCGTCAGAATCTTCAGAGTACCAAAGTTTTGCGATTTCCTCTTCGTTTGCAAGGTCAGTTCCTAAGAAGAAGTTAGACAAAGAACCAGCAAACAATTTGTTTGTTCCGTTCAAACCACCAACGGCGATCAACTTCATATTAGTTCCAGGATACACCATTTCCATTTCAGTTGCAGCATCAGCCACATAGTGAAACAAATTGGCGTTCTTCAAATTAACCAACATCAACTTGTAAGCATCAACACCCAAGAAACAAACTAAGTCAGTTTTGGTTGCAACGGCAGCTGGAATGTTTGCATAGATTTGATCCAAGATGTCATCAATGTTTGCAGCAGTCACGGTTGTGAAAGTTGTTGGGGCAGCGTTTGCCAATGTTGGAGATGCAGCAGCGATGATTTTGCTCAAACCATCAAAACGGTTTAAGTTAGGATTACCACTTGCAGTATCACCCTGCCAAAGAGCAGTTTCCAAAGTTTGTGCAATCACGGCTACCTTCTCGTTTCCAATCTGCTCCTCGAAAGGAATCATTGTTGGTGATCCGGGCATAATTTGTGTTTGCATCCACTTTGCTTCCAAAGTTTTAGGACAAAGAGTTTCTTCAACTTTCACAGCACCAACGGTGATGTTTCTTTGTGTGAAGGTAGTTGTACCACTTGGATTGTATCCGCAGCCATCGGCTTGAAAGAATACAGTTGAAGCGATGATGTTCAAGGCAGCAGATGATTTAACACCTACTTGCACTTGGTTAGCAGCGTACATCGCAGCAGCAGTTTTACCGCTGAACAATGCTTTAACCAACAAATCTGTTGATTGTTCGTTGTTGTAATTAACGAGAGATCCGACTGAAAATGCCATAGTTTTAGTTTATTTATTTAGTGAGTTTTTTAATCTTTTCAATGCTTCAAACTGATCATTCTTCTTGTTTGAAACGGGAGTTTTTGTGGGTTCATCTGAAGGCAAGTCAGCAACTTTCTCGATCAAGTCGATTGCTTTGCTCATTGCTTCTTTGTGTGTGTTGTTTGATGCAGTCAATGTTTCCACCTTAGCAGTCAATTCAGCGATTGCAGTTTCCATTTTGGCAACTACTTCGTTGAATGCAGATACGGTTGCGAACTCTTCGGCTTCTACTTCAACTTCGATTTCAGGTTCAACGATTTCAGTAACCATTCCACCAACGGTTGTCACCAACAATCCACCTTCAACCTCGTGAGTTGCATCAGGTGCTGGAATGTCACCTTCAGCAGTTTGAACGAAGATGGCAGTTCCGATTGCCAATTCACCTTCGTAAGTGATTACAGTACCATCAGTCAATGTGGCGGTTGCCATCTCGACTTTGATTTCTTCGTCAGAGAATCCAAGCATTGTGCGGATTTCCTTCAATGTTTCTTTTGCGTTCATTTGTATATTAATTAGTTTTTAGTTGTAAGTGTTGCAATTTTACTTGCCATTCCATTGGGAAAGGATTGATTTCATTTGCTCAAGGAGTTGTTCATCAGCATCAACGGGAAAGTCAAAAACACCCTCAACTGAGAATCCTTTGAACTCGCCTGACTTGACTTTTGCCCACACTTCTTCGTTGTCAATCAAGTATGAAACAAACCAAGAACCATCGGCAACTTCTTCAAATCCCTTTGGTGGCATCACGCCCCGTTCACGATCAATGATGTATGATTCAAACAAGCTCACGCCATCTGCGATGGGTGTTTTGTGGTGAGTGTTCACCGCATCATACTTGTTCCCTCTTGCCCACTTCTTTGCAATCTTGAAGATGCTTTCCTTGTCGAATACCACATAGTATTCACCACGAACATCATCCCTTCGGTAGATTGGTAGATCAGCAATCATCGCTGCCCCAGTAACGATTCGTTTCTCCTCGTCTTGGATTGCAAATTTACTCGCTGACAATTTGCGTTCAGTCCAACTCAACATCTCTTCACCACCCCACAACAAATAAGAGATAGTCCCACAAGCGGTGTCATCATCGGGATTGTAGTATTCTTTGGCTCGTGATAGGTATGAATAAATCCGTTGAACCGTTTCATCGCTGATTGGTTCACCTTGTGCCAATTGTTGACCTCGCACCTTGCCGACTTGAGTTGCACACTTGTTGCCGTTCTCTTCGTTCAAGCGGATACCTCTTTCGGCATTTGCTTTCGCACCTTCAGGATAATCCGTGTAACTCTCAAACTTTGACTGATACATTGAATAACATATCGCAACGGCTTGTTCACTATCCTTGCCTTCGCCAATTAAAATTGGGATACATCTTTGAACGAACTCTTCTTCACTTTCATTTGGATTCGGTTCAACAAACTGTTCTTCAAATGCAAGAAAGTCCTTTTGTATGGCTGGAGTTTCTACCAAAGAAACGAACTCAATGCCCGTTTCCTCGTCAAACTCGTTGATGTCTAATCGGTATACTGGTAACTTCATCTTTCTTAAATAGCACTATTTGACAACGGACACTTTTCTCGTAGTATCCACACGATCGGTTGTTCTGCGGATGTCACCTTCAGTCACAAAAACTTTGGTATCAAATCCGCTTACTGTTGGAAGTGATGAGCTGATATTTGGCGCTGACATTGCCGGTGCATTAATACCCATTGCTCCTCCACCTCCACCACCTGATGCTTTGCCACCTGATAGAACTTGCTTTGCTTTTGCTACATTCGCCAAGATGCGAACAATCCCTTGTGCGTAGTATGCTGCGGTGAATATCGGGGTTGCCGGGCCGAGTACACCAGCCACTTTTGCTGATGCCTTTGCGGATTCAGCGTTCAACGAACTCACGGCAATTGCAGTATCAATTCCAATCTCTACCAATGCGATTGCCTTTTGGATGTTTTGACGCTTTTGGTCTTCCGCAGTTAATATCACATTAAGTGCCGTCAATCCTTCAACTGTGCTTTGTGCAATTGAAAGTTTTGCATCGCTGATTTGTTGCTCAGTTAAAATTGTATCGGCTTTGGTTTTTTCTTCCAATGCTTTTCTTCTCGCTGCTGCTGCTGCCAACAATATATATTCTTCATCGGTGTATGTCTTTAATTGCTCACCTTGTTTGAATAATCCAGCACCCCTGATTGTATTTAATTCTTTGAATAAATCCTCCTCGTGTTTTTTGTTTTGTGCATTGACCAAATCTTTCCCATCTTGAATCGCCTTCAATCGTGCATCCTCTTCGGCTTGTGCGGTCTTCCTTTGTTGCTTTGCTTTTTCTGCATCTGCAAGTTTCTTTGCAGCATCGTTCTCTTCAATTCTTCTTATTGCTTGGCGAGTTCTGATTTCATCATTGACAAGTTGTTCGCTTTTTAATGTATTGGCTTGAAGTGTAAGTCGCAATTGTGCTTCTTCTGCTTTCCCGTGTTCTACTCCTGCCAATGCCCTACTTTGTGCAATGATTTTTAATCTTTGTTGTATTTTGATATAATCTTCACCAATTTGATTTTGCTTTGCTTCAATCTCAGCCAATTCAGATTTCTTTGATGCCAATTCTCCATACAACAACAATTCTCTTTCACGATTCAAATCACGAATACTTTGGTTGTATTTGTCTTGCTCAACTTTGGCTTTCTTTGTTTCTTCTGAAACGCCCATAATTGCCGTCTTGATTTCATCCCAATAAGCGACTATTGAACCAAGTGCAACCACAATTAATCCGATACCAGTTGAACCGATACCCGCTCTAATTGCTGCAAATGCTTTCTTCGCACCACTTGCAATGTCCGTAAAGATTGCGGTGAATTGTTGCTGAACCTTTCCCAATCCTTCAAGACCTTGTGTCAATGCCATTGCACCTTGCAACTTGATCATTGTCTTCTCGAAGTCCTTTGATTCGTTTCCGAACAACGCCATTGCACCTTGTGCTGCTTGGAATCCATTTGCAACCCCCATCACAACCGTGTTCAACTTTGCAAACTTGTCGGGATTCACCGCTTTCACACGATCATTGAAGTCATCCATCCTATCCCTCGCACCGGCAAGTGCTTGTTCTGCTCTCACGGCTTCAGGTGAGAACTCACCAAACTGCATCACCGCTTGTTGAGCTGCGACTGTCAGTTCTCTTATTTCGGACTTCATTGATTTGAAGTCAGGTTTTTTGACGGTTAAGTCAATCGTTGCGTTTAGTGCCATTATTTTTCTGCTATTATAAAGTAATCCACGCCATCCGTTTCAAAGATGTGTGATGCCCAATGTTGATTGATTGAATGTGTATCCGCACCGTCAATCTTTGCCGTTCCAGTTGTATCGACGGTGATGGTATGTGCGGAAGTTAATTTTTTCACTACAAATTGTTTCCCGCTTAAACCCGTTGGATCAGGCAAGGTGATTGTCTTGTTTCCACTTGTGGTATCAACCAAAAACAATCTATCGTCTTTTGTTGCCGTTGTGTTTGCCGTTACTGTTTGAACCGAACCACCACTCAAAAATGCTGGATACATCTCAAAGTTGCCGACATAGAGTGTATCAGGTTTGGTGACTTCAAAGTCCGTGCAGACCAACGCAACACTCCCCTCAGCACCCATTGAATAATTCACTCGCCTCAATCCAAGACCTGAATTGTTTGCACCATCCGAAGATTGCACAATATCGTATCCAGTAAACACACCACCGCCACTTCCCGTGCTTCCGCCAACATTTGCCCCACGAATACCCGGTCTGATTGGATTGCTTCCACCCGGATAGATATCTCCATAATCTTCCGTTTCTTGTCCTTGCCCCGTTCCCGCACCAATCTTCTTGTTTGTGATGGTTGCCGGTGGGATAAACTGAGCAAGAAGGAACTCACATTCATAAACGCCTTCTTCAATTGGATTGTAATCGCTGACCTTGTTTAATCTCCAATACTGACCTTCAAAGAAGTACAAGTTGTTGAACCGTAAGTTGAACCAATCCAATGGGGTGATTCTGAAATAAGCTCGTGCAATCTTGGAATTCTTATTGGTGATCTCGGTCAGGAAACGATAATAGTAGTTTGTGACAAGGTTTGAATTGCCGTATTTGTAACCAGCACCAACACCGAGTTCTTTGGGCATACCAAATAGTATGTCAAAGGTCGGATTGGCGATGTTGTCATAGTGGATGGTCAACGGGAGTTTGCGTTGTACCACATACGGGAAATTGCCAACTCCGTAGAATGGTGCATAAAATCTCCAAGATACATTGTTCTGCGTTCCACCATAATACAAAATCCGCAAATCGCCATCCTTCTGAGCTTCAACATAACTCAAAACAAAGTTCGTTTGTCCGTTGTCGTAGTTCTTGATCTGAGTAGGCGAGAAAATGATGTCAATCTTCTTCTCGGTCTTTACAAAGTCATTGTCAACTTTGTAGGTTCGTGATCCGTATGTGGATTGATAGTTCTCCTGATATTCTTTGTTTGATTCATCTGCTCCTTCTTTGTAACTGAACACATAAGGGTTTGCATCAAGATCACCCATCGGAATAATCTCAACGGGTTGTGAGTAGTCCAACTTCTTTGTCCAATCCACATTCACCCCATTGTAGAAATCATCACGGGGAACAATCCTGAGAACCTTTGGTTGGTCTTGGGTTGGTTCAATGTACAAGTTGAACATCTTGACGAACGACATCAGCATCTCGCTTTGCTTGACTTCGGAGTTTAAGAATATAGAGAATTCAACCGTTTCGT